AGCGAAGCGTCAGGCACCGGGATCCGAGACACACCGAAACGACGTGACAAAGAAACAACCCCCGGCCGGGTGCCGGGATGACCACGGCCGGGCGCACGGGTCATGAGGAGAGGGGAGCCGGCCCGATGGGTGCGCGCATCCCCGACAAGCAACGACAGCGGATCCTCGCCGCCATCCGCCGAGGCGACAAGTCCTGCCGGGCGATCGCCAAGGCCCACAACGTCTCCCCCGCCACCGTCTCGGCGCTGGCCCGCGAACACGGCCTGTCGTTCGAACGTTCAGAGGCAAAAACGCGCGCGGCGACCGAAGCGCGGATCTTCGACGCGAAAGCCGCCCGCGCAGCGATGGTCGAACGGCTGCACGGCGACGCCGAACGGCTGCGCCGACGCGCCTGGGAACCTTCCACGACGCTGGTCGGTACGGGCGCGGCGGCGGCCTGGGTGACCTACGAGCTGCCGTCGTTCCGCGACCAGCAGGCCGCCTACACGTCTGTCGGGATCGCCCTGGACAAGGCCCTGGCGCTCGAGCGGTACGACGACGACGCCGGCCTGACCGCCGGACGCACGATGCTCGGCGACCTGATGGACGCGCTCGGGCTGGTGCACGAGCGGATCGTCGCCGAGGACCAGGACGCGGCCGGCCTCGAGGACACCGCCTGATGGTCGCCGACGCGGCCTACGAGGCGGCGCTGGCGGTGATGTCCCGCAAGCAGATCCGCAGCGTCTTCGAGGCCACCGCCCGGGTGAACGTCTGGCACGGCGCCGTCAGCTCGGGCAAGACGATCGCGAGCCTGCTGGCGTTCCTGCTGGCCGTGGTCACCGCCCCGCGCAACGGGCTGATCCTGGTCGTCGGCCGCACCATCCAGACGGTCGAGCGCAACGTGATCGACGTGCTGATGCAGCCGGCCGGCCCGTTCGGGCTGGTGTCGCGGTGGGTCGTGCACTCGCGCGGCGCGAACACCGCGATCGTGTTCGGCCGGGTCGTGCACCTGATCGGCGCAAACGACGTGCGTGCCGAGGGCCGCATCCGCGGCGTCACTGCCGCCCTGATCTACATCGACGAGATCACCCTCATCCCCGAGGGCTTCTTCACCATGTGCCTCAGCCGCTTGCGGGTGCCGGGGGCGCGGCTGTTCGGCACGACCAATCCCGACGGGCCCCTGCACTGGCTGCGCAAGAACTTCCTGCTGCGCGCCGCCGACCTCGACCTGCGGCAATGGCACTTCGACCTCGAGGACAACCCCAGCCTGACCGACGCGTACAAGACCGCCCTGCGCGCCGAGTACGTCGGCCTGTTCTTCCGCCGGTTCATCCAGGGCCTGTGGTGCCTGGCCGAGGGCGCGATCTTCGACATGTTCGACCCGGACGTGCACGTGGTGACCGAGCTGCCGGCGATCGAACGGTGGATCGGCACCGGTGTGGACTACGGCACCACCAACCCGTTCGCGGCCGAGCTGCTCGGCCTCGGCGTCGACGGCGTGCTGTATGTGGTGTCGGAGTACTACTACGACTCGAAGGCTACCTACCGACAACTGTCCGACGACGAGTACAGCAAACACGTCCTGGACTGGCTCGAGCACGTCCCGATCCCGCACGGCGGCGGCCTGGCCGGGGTACGCCCGCAGTGGACCGTCATCGATCCGTCCGCCGCCTCGTTCCGGGTGAAGCTGCACCACGACGGGCTGCCGTCGGTGATGGCCGACAACCGGGTCCTGCCCGGTATCCGGCTGGCGGCCGGTCTTCTCGCGACACGACGGCTCAAGATCCACCATTCGTGCACGGGCCTGATCGCCGAGCTGCCAGGCTATTCGTGGGATCCGAAGGCCGCCGCGGCCGGCGAGGACGCGCCGGTGAAGGCCAACGATCATGCAATCGACGCCCTCAGATATGTACTTGCGACGACGGAGGGGACCTGGCGGTTCCGGCTGCGCGAACCGGACCTGCCCGACACCCGGAAGGAACCGGCCCGATGACCGCCACCAGCAGCGACCTGCCCCGCCGCGGCGTACGCACCCTCGACGAGCGCGACACCTCCCCGGTCGACCGGACCCTCACGACACTGCCGCCCCCGGACGACCCGGCCCCGCCGGACAGTGCCGCGACCTGGCTCGGCCGGCGCATCGCGGTCGCCGACGACCACGCCCCCGCCGCCCAGCACATCGGCTGGCTGGCCGCCCAGCGCGCCGTCACCGCCTGCGAGATGGCGGAGAAACTCGCCGCCGTCGGCAAGGCCGACGGGGTGTCGCAGTTCCTGGCCGTCGCCGACCAGTACCGGCAGATCGCCGCGGTCTGCGCTGCACGCGGCGGGATCACCGCCCCCAAAGGCCCCGACGACAAAGACGGCACGTGACCGTGCGGCATGCGGTCACCGTGTCCATGTTGGCCTTCGTCCTCGGGCTGATCCTCGCGGTGTACTGGTGACCCCCAGACTCGAACAGTTGCGGCTGGTCGTCGAGGCCGCCTACGACGACGGCACCGTCGAGCGGCTGCACGAACAGGCCCACCCGCCGCGGTGCGCGATCTGCGGCGCCGACCTGCAGAACCCCGACGACGGCGTCGCCGCCTCGCTGGCCGCGCTGGACGACACGACCGCGTTCATCTGCCACAACCACACGACCTGACCGGGGGGTTACCGATGGCCGCCAAGACACCGCAGCAGGAAGCCGCCGTCAACCGGCTCCGCGCGTGGGCCGTCGGCCCCGAAGGCCAGAAACAGTTCCGCTGGGGCACCCCCGGAGATTTCAAGCGCTGCCAGGACTTCTATGCCGACAAGATCCCCCTGCGCATGATCCCCGGCTGGTGCGCGACCCTGCACAAGCTGGCCACCGGCGCGACACCCGGCCATGCGCCCGCCGAAGCGGCGATCGCCAAGGCCAAAGGCAAATAAGAGGCACCCGGCGTTGCGGGGATCGTGCCCGCCCGGGGCGACCCCGGCCCGATCGTCGAGCACCGGTCCCGGCCGCGATTGCCCCTTCCGTGCCCGCAACGCCGGGCCCCGCACCACCACCGAACAGGAACTATCACGAGCTGGGGGTGTGACCGAGGTGCCGCTGCCGACCGACCCCCGCACCGTCTGGCCCCCGAACAACCTCGAGCGCCCCTACCGGGCATTCGCGACCTGGGCCGCCTGGTACTCCGGCGACCCGAACGAGCTCGCCCGCATCTACGACAAGATGGTCGGCTACGGCTACGAAACCCCCGCCCTGGAGTCCGGGGCCAGCATCATCGGCCGCGAACGGCAACGCTGGTTCTGGGGGCGGCGCCTCGACCGGCGCACCCCGGACCTGTCCGACGCCCGCCTGCACGTGCCCCTGGCCGGCGACATCGCCACCACATCGGCCGACCTGCTGTTCGCCGAGCCCCCGGCGATCGCCGTCGAAGGCGAGGACGGCGGCCTGTCGAAGGACGGGCCACGGCCGACGACCGACCGGCTGGCCATGCTGATGGGCGAGGGCGGCTTCCTGCCGGTACTCATCGAGGGCGCCGAGATCGGCGCGTCGCTGTCGGGAGTGTTCCTGCGCGCCGGCTGGGTCGACGACATCGCCGACCACGCGATCATCGACGCGATCCAACCCGACTGCGCCGTCCCCGAATGGGCCGCCGGCCGGCTCAAGGCGGTCACGTTCTGGCGGATCCTGGACGGCGAGACGACCGGCAAGACGTTGCGGCACCTCGAGCGGCACGAGGCCGATACCGGCGCCGGCCGGGTCCTGCACGCCCTCTACCAGGGCACCGACAGCGAACTGGGCTCCCTGGTCGACCTCAGGACGTACCCGGACACCGAGGCCCTGGCCGAGACGACCGAGTCCGCGGCCGGTGTCGACAACCCGCTGGTGCAGCAGGTCGTGACCGGCGCGAAACGGATCGCGGTCGAGTGGATCCCGAACATGCGGCCGCCGCGCCGGCTCAAAGGCACCGCCTACGGCCGGTCGGACTACGACGGCATCGAACCGGTCCTGGACTCGATCGACGAGGCGTGGTCGTCGTGGATGCGCGACCTGCGCATCGGCAAAGGCCGCATCCTGATCCCCGAGTCCTACCTGCAGAACCAGGGCCGCGGCCGCGGCGCGGTGTTCGACGCCGAGCAGGCGATCTTCACCATGGTCGACGCGATGCCCGCCTCCGAGGGCCTGGCGATGCAGCAGGTGCAGTTCGCGATCCGGGTCGCCGAGCACCAGCAGACCGTCACCTCCCTGGTCGCCGAAGCGCTGAGGGGTGCCGGTTACAGCGCGCAGACCTTCGGCCTGGCGGGGGATGTTGCCGCTACGGCGACCGAGGTCGTCGCCCGCGAGCGGCGCTCGTACACCACCCGGGGCCGCAAGATCCTCTACTGGAAACCGGCCCTGGCACGGCTGCTGGAGACGGCGCTCGAGATCGACATCGCGCACTACAAACCCGACGGGGTGCAGGCGGTCCGGCCGAAGATCCGGTTCCCCGACGGTGTCGCCCAGGACCCGCTGTCGGTGGCGCAGACCGTGAGCCTGATCGCCGGGGCCGAGTCGGCGTCGCTCTACACCCGGATCGCCTGGCTGAACCCGGACTGGGAGGACCCGCAGATCCGGGAGGAGATCGACCGGATCCGCGACGACCAACGCGCCACCGTCGAGATCAACACCCCGGCGGTGCCCGAACCCGGCACCGGGCCCAACGACACCGCCGCGGCCGGCCTCGAACAGCCACTGCCGGCCGACACCGGCGGCCCGGACCAGTCGGTCGCCGGTCCCGTACCCGGCCAGCCCGACACCATCGGCCAGGACACCGGCCAGCCGCCGCCCGGCCCCCCGCAGCAGCCCGGCTCGAAGCCGGGCCGGCCGGGCGGGCCGCCGCCGTTCGGCCGCAAGGGCCCGCCCCCGCCCGGTCGCGGCGGCAAGCGCCGGTAGCCTGCCATGCCGGTCGACGAAACCCTGGTCGATCAGATCGTCGCGGCGGCCACGAACATCTACGACGACGCCGAACTGGCGATCCTGCGGTACGTGACCGCCCGGCTGGCCCGCGGCCTGGACGCTGCCGACTGGCAGACCCGGCGGCTGGCCGAGATCGGCCAGCTCCGGACCGGGCTGCGGGCGATCGCCGCCCGCCTCGCCGGTGAGGGCAGCACCGCCGCCCGGGCCGCTGTAGCGGCCGGCTGGCGGGCCGGATCGCAGTCGGCGGTCGAGGACCTGGGCGGGGTCGGGAAAGTGGCCCAGAAAGCCCCACAGGCCGTCCAGGCCCTGGCCGACGCGCTGGTCTCGGAGCTGCGGCCGCTGCACTCGCAGATCCTGCCGCGGGCCGAGTCGGCCTACCGCAACGCGATCGGCGCCGCGACCGGCCGCAGCCTGTCCGGGGTCGCCTCCACCCGCCGCGCCGCGCAGGCCGCCTGGGCCGCGCTGGTCGACGACGGGATCGTCTCGTTCACCGACACCTCCGGCCGCCGCTGGCGGCTGTCGTCGTACGTCGAGATGGCCACCCGCACGGCGGTCGCCAGGTCGATCGACGTCGGCGTGATCGACCAGGTGCAGGCCGCGGGCGGCCGGCTGGTGTACGTGACCGACCGGCCCCAGGAATGCCGGTGGTGCCGGCCGTGGGAGCACAAGATCCTGTCGATCACCTACCCGGTCGAGAAACCGGCGGTCGGCACGGTCGGGCAGGCCCGCCGGGCCGGGCTCGGGCACCCGAACTGCCGGCACACCCTCGTGCCCTGGATACCCGGCCTGCGGCTGGCCCCGGGCAAACCCGATCCGGTCGGCGACGCGGCCCGCCAGCATCAGCGCTACCTCGAGCGCGGTGTGCGCAGATGGCGCGAACGGCAGACCGGCGCGCTGACTCCGGAGGGCCGGGCCGGCGCGACCGCAAAGGCCGCGGCATGGGAGAAGCAGCTCGTCGCACACCTGCACCGCACCGGGCTGGCCCGCAAGGTCCACCGCGAGTACCCCGGCGCCGGGTACGCGGCCAGGCCGTCGCGGCGGGCCGACACCGCCCGGCACCTTCGAGGTCAGTAGGCGAACAGCTCGCCGATCTCGGCCATCACCCGGTGCATCGATGCGCCGGTGATCATCCCGAGCGCTCTGCCGTCCTGCGGGCGCTCGACCGCGGCGACCAGGGTCGACAGCACCACCCCGGACACCGGATCGGCCTCCGACAGGGCCACCGCGGCGCCGGCCGGGCGGCCGTAGCCGCGGACCACCGGCACCACCACGGGGGCGTTCAACGGGTGGTCGTTGTGCGGGTCGGAGCTGACGACCAGGACCTTGCCGAAGTTCAGCTCCCAGAACTCGCCCTGCCTCATGCGTTCCACGCCTCGGCGGTACGGCGTGCGGCCTGTTGCAACGGCACGACGGCCTGCCGGTAGGCGGTGATCTGCTCGGCGATCTGCGGTTGCGCGCAGTAGGTCGCGTAGGCGTCGGCGGCCTGCCGGCGCCGGCGTTCGCGGCCGGCCGCGGTCAGCCAGGACGCCAGGCTCATCCCGGCGTCCTGGGCGGCCTGCCGGAACCGCTCGAGCTCGGCTGCGGGGAGCGTCACGCTCCGATGGTTCGCCATGACGGTCATCTTAGTGGTCACCACTGACTACCACCACAGACTACCCCAACACATTCACATAACCCCGCTGTCCCAGCCAGGGGCGGGCGGGGCGCACGGAGAAAAGTTCCATCCACATCACACGGAAAGGCCGGTCGCCGGGCGCGACCGGCCTTTCCCATGTCGAGAGGCGAGTCTGCACATGAGCGACGGAGCAGGAACCCCGGGCGGGTCCGGCGACGCGGGGGCGGCCGGCGGGACCGGCGGCACCACCACGACCGACAGCGGCACCGGCGACAACGGCGGCAGCCCGATGACGGTCGAGCAGATCGAGCAGGCCGCCACCGGCCGCGAAGCCGCCCCCGGAGACGGGACGACGGGCACCGCGACCGGTACGACGATCGGCGGTCCGGCTGTGCGGTCCACCGCACCACCGGCCTCCGCACCGACCCCGACCACGCCCCCGGCCCCGGCGCCGACTACGCCGCCGGCACCCGGCGGCGGTCAGGTGTCCGAGGAGTTCGACCAGCTCCCGCCCTGGGCGCAGAAACGCATCCGGGGCCTGGAGAAGGAGAACGGCGACAACCGGGTCAAGGCCAAGACCGCCCAGGAGACGGCCGACGAGCGGGTCAAGGACAACGCCGACAAGCTCCAGGGCTTCCTGGACGGCTTCGCCAAGGTCATGGGCCTGACCCAGGAGCCCGAGGACCGGCCCAAGACGATCGACGAGGCGATGCAGCGCATCGAGGCCTCCAACGGCCGGGTGCAGGAGTGGATGGACAAGTACCGGCAGTTGCAGGTCCGGGAAGCGGTCTGGCAGACCGCCGCCGAGCAGGGCGCCAACACCAAGGAGCTCATGGACTCGGCCGCGTTCCTGGGCAAGCTCGAGGGCCTCGACCCCGCGGCCGGCGACTTCGGCGGCAAGCTCGCCGCCCTGATCACCGCCCACGTGGAGTCCAACCCCGCTCGATTCAAGGTGGTGCCGCCTGCGGTGCCGCCCAAACAGTCTGGAGGCGAGTTCGGCGGCGGGCCCGGCGGACGACCCAACGACGAAGAAATGTCCATCGAGGACCACATCCGCAAGATCGACCCCGTTGTCGCCGGCAGGCGTTAGCGGGGTTTTGCGCGTCTAGGGGTGCGGTTCTCCCGGCACTTCCGTTGAGGGAGACCGAACCGTGGCTAACACAATCCTTACCCCGACCGTCATCGCCCGCCGGGCGATCGCGATCCTGTACCGCGACACCGTCCTGTCGCAGCTCGTGCACCGCGACTACGAGGACGAGTTCGCGAACAAGATCGGTGACACCATCACGATCCGCAAGCCGCAGACCTTCGTGGCCAACGACTTCAACCGGGCGACCGGCATTGTGCTGCAGAACTACACCGAGACCGGCATCCCGATGACCTTGAACAAGTTCAAGGACGTGTCCTTCGCGATCACCGCGGAGGAACTGACCCTGAAGATCGACGACTTCTCGGGACGGTTCATCCAGCCGGCCGTCGCGGCGATCATCCAGCAGCTCGAGGCCGACCTGCTGGCGCTGCGTTCCAGCATCCCCACCTACGTCGGCAACGTCGCGGGCGAGATGTGGAACACGCCGGAGTCGCTGATCGCCGCCCGCCGCGAGCTGTCGCTGCGCGGTGTGCCGATCACCGACCGGTACGCCGTCGTCGGATCGATCACCTCCGGCGAATGGCTCAAGAACGACCTGCTGAAGAAGGCCAACGAGCGCGGCGACACGCAGGGCCTGCGCGAAGCCAGCCTCGGCAACCGGCTCTTCTCGTTCGACGCCTACGAGCACAACGGGATCAGCCTGCCGCCGCAGACCACCGGCAACCCCGCCAGCGAGGTGTCCCTGGCATTCCACCGCGACGCCATCGCCCTCGCCGTGCGGCCCCTGGCCGTGCCGATGGGCGTCGCCGCGGGGCAGTGCGCGATCGCCAACTACAACGGCTTGGGCATCCGGGTCACGTACGGCTACGACATCACGCACAAGGTCGACATGGTGTCGCTCGACATCCTCTACGGCATGACGGTCGTCGACGCGCAGCGGGCCGTTCTCATCCACGCCGCACCGCTGCCGTAACCGCCCGCTGCTACCCCACCACGAGTGGAGGACCGATCATCATGACTGTTCACGCCTACAAGAACCTGGTCACCGGCGAGGTGTTCGCCTTCGGCGACGCCCGCCCCGACCTCGAAGCCCGACCCAACTGGGAGAAGACCGACGCCGGCGACCTCGACGACGCGGTCGTCGACGCGGTCGCCGCGCAGTCGCATACCGCCCGGGTCATCACCGAGGCCGCCAAGGCCGAGCCCGGCGGACCCAGCGGCCTGGGCGGGGTCGCGATCACCAACCCGGTCCCGGACACCCTCGCCCCCGGCCCGGGCCGCGGCTTCGGCGGGGTCCTGTCGCGCAACGTCGTGTCCGGCACACCGCCGGAGGTGCTGCGCGCGCAGGCCGCGGCCGATACCGAGGCCCTGGCCACCCACGGCGTCCTGGCCGACAACGTCGACGGGTCGAAGACCCGCGTGCACGTCGACGCGCTGAACGCGGACATCGTCAACGCCCCGCCGGTCGGCGACCCCGGCAAGTCCGGTGTCAAGAAGACCGCGGCCGCCGCGCACAAGGCCGCCGAGAAGCACCAGCAGCGGACCCAGGCCGCCGACAAGGCCGCCGTCGACAGGACCGGCAAACCGGCCGGCTGAAGCCCGGCCCACCGATCGTGGCGGGCGTACGGCCTACGGGTCGATCTCGCGGCGAGGGGACTCCCACCTTGCGCCCGCCACCCCCAACCACCCCGACAACAAACAGCAGGAGGCCGGCCGATGCTGAGCGACGACGGGCGCGACGCCGCCGTGGACGGCCTGGCGGCCGCCGCCGGCTACATGAGCCTGCACGCCGACGACCCCGGCATTGCCGGGGACAACGAGCTGACCGGCGGCGCCCCGCCCTACCAGCGGCAGCAGGTCGTCCGCAGCCCGAGCGGCCCCGGCACCCGGGACCTGTCCGACCCGGCTACCTTCAACATCCCGGCCGGCGCGATCGTCGCCTGGTTCGGCTACTGGACCGCCCTTTCCGGCGGCAAGTTCATCGGTGCCGACGAGCTGGTCGACGACCTGGGCAACCCGATCGTCGAGACGTTCAGCGGGCAGGGCACCTATACCGTGACCACCGCCCCGCTGACCGTCGACGCCGGTTGAAGGAGGCGACGGCCGTGGGCAGCGATAATGTCATCCTCTCCCCCATGTCCGGCGGCCCGGTCATCGCCGCCGACGACATCGCCGGGGTGAAGGTCCAACGCGTCAAGATCGGTTCCGGTGCCGACGGCGTCTATACCGACGTCAGCGACACGGCGCCGCTGCCCGCGCAGATCCTCGCCGGGCCGGTCGTAGGCAACGACCGGGCCGCGGTCGCCGACCCCGGCACCGCGCAGCCGCTGCCCGCCCACGCCGGCATCTACGGCCTGACCGTCCGGGCCATGCCCGGCAACCAGGGGTTGATCTTCCTCGGCGGCCCGGCCGTGACCATGCTCTCCGGCTTTCCCCTCGCCCCGGGCGAGGCGATCAGCCTCGACGTGCGCGACAGCTCCGCGGTCTATATCGACGCCGAGCAGCGCAACGACGCGGTCGCGATGGTCTGGGTGAGCGCATGAGGACCGGCCTGGCTGTTCGCGGCCCGACCGGGGCAACCGGCCCGCAAGGCGACCGGGGGCCTGCCGGCGACCCCGGACCCGCGGGCGACCCGGGACCTGCGGGACCGGCCGGAGGCGAAGGACCTGCCGGCCCTGTCGGACCCGCCGGACCGCAAGGCCCCGGCGGCACGTTCTCCCAGATCGTGCTGTCCGCCGGCTTCGACGACACTGCTGCCCCGCCGCCGGACTACACCCTGCGCGGCGAACTGGACTGGCAGGCCGCCGAAACCAGGGACGTCGCCTACGCCCAGAACCTGCTGCTGCGCAACATTCGCGCCGTTGTCGAGGTCCTGCAGGACGCGACCAACGCCGCCCAAGGCCCGCCCGGCATGCCGGGCAACCCGGGCACGACCGGCCCGCAAGGCCCGGCCGGGCCGACCGGACCCGCCGGCGCCACCGGCCCGACCGGACCCGCCGGAGCGCCGGGCGACCCTGGCCCGCAAGGCCAACCCGGATCGGCCGGCACTGCCGGCCCGGCCGGTGGCACCGGACCCGCCGGCCCGGAAGGCCCTACCGGGCAGACCGGCCCGGAAGGCCCCGCCGGGCAGACCGGCCAGACCGGACCGGCCGGCGCGACCGGACCCGCCGGACCGACCGGACCGCAGGGCGACCCCGGCCAGCAAGGCATTCCCGGCCCGACCGGCGAGCAAGGCCCTGCCGGGTCGTCGTCGTCGGCCTACGCCTACAACTGGTCCCTTACCTCGGTCGCGCCGCCCTCGAACGGGCAACTGCGTACCGACGGCGCCACCGCCGACGTCTCGGCGCTGTTGTGGATCGACTACGTGCAATCCTCCGGCGACGCCGTCGCCCCGCTGCTGCGCGCCATCACCGCGGGCGACACCCTCACCGTCCAGGACCGGAGCAACTCGTCCGCCTTCGCGGTGTTCACCGTTACCGCCGACGCCGTCGACTATCCGGCCCAGACGTACATCGAGGTACCCGTCGCCTACCAGAACGGTGTCGGCGTAGCGAAGAACAACCAGTCGGTCACCCTGTTCCACCAGATGCGCGGCACGCAGGGCCCGCCGGGTCCTGCCGGTGCGCAGGGCCAGCCCGGCCCGGCCGGCGCGACCGGCCCGGCCGGGGCCACCGGACCCGCCGGTCCGGCCGGCCCCGCAGGCGACCCCGGACCTGCCGGGCCGACCGGACCCGCCGGCCCGCTCGGCGGCACCGGCCCGGCCGGTGCGACCGGCCCCGCCGGACCTGCGGGCGACCCCGGCCCTGCCGGCGGTACCGGCCCGGCCGGGGCGACCGGCCCCGCCGGCCCCGCGGGCGATCCCGGCCCCGCAGGCGCGACCGGCCCTACCGGGCCTGCCGGGGCGACCGGCCCTGCCGGGCCCGGCGGTGCGACCGGCCCTATCGGGCCGACCGGCCAGTCCGGACCCGTCGGCCCGCAAGGCCCGGTCGGGGCGACCGGCCCGGCCGGACCGACCAGTTTGAACGTCGTCAGTTTCAGCCCGACTCCCCCGGTAAATCCGCAGGTCGGCGACTTTTGGTGGAAGGGCTGAACCGCATGACGTACAGCAAGGTGACCCTCACACAGGCCACGGGCACGCAGGCGTCCACCGACGAGATGAAAGGCGTCCTGGACTCGGCGCTGAATGCCTCCGGCAAGTACTCGAAGGTCTCTGCCGGGTATGTCTTCGGCACTCGCTTCTACGACGTGTGGCGCAACGACGGCACCACCGACGGCTACCAGTGGTATTTGATCACGGTGTACGACACGGCCAGCCAGGGCCGCGTCCAGCTTGGCGGCTGCCTGGAGTACGACGACCCGACCAGGATCACCAAGAAGGCCTTACGTGGCTACTCCGGGCTCGGGTTCCTGGATGCCAACGGGTATCCGCTGGACGCGGCGGGCGGCAACGAGCTGACGATCGGTCTTGCTTCCTTCGGCAATTCCGGCGGCTACCAGACCGGCTGCACCGGTGCCCTGTCCGGCACTGGACCGCCGCAGGCCGTGCAGGGCAACATCCTGCGGGTGCTGGTGACCGGTCGTTTCGTGTGGATGCACTGGGGGACGGCGACCGTCCCGGTCTATGCGTGCGGGGTCGGTACCTACGATCGGCTGCACCCCAATACCACCGACTCGCGGCCGTTGGCGTTCATGGCCCACGCCTGCGCCGGCACGGGCACGACGGCCTGGCAGCACCCGGCGGCGACGGCCCCGACTGTGTGCCGCACCGCCTATGCGTCCATCCTCTCCACCACTACTACCGGTTTCGACCCCGCGATCTTCACCGCGCTCGCCGGGCAGATCGGCTCCGGCGACGGCGTCCCGGACCTGAACTGGAACGGTGTCTACGTCGGCTCCCGTATGCACATCACGCGCAGCGTCGGCGGGCCGAACACCGGCGGCGGCGCCAACATGCCCGCCGCGGGGCACTCCATCGGCCTGGTGCCCGACGACTTCCTGCTGTTCTTCCGCAAGGCGTCGGTGTTGACCGGGGACACGATCACGGTCAACGGCAAGACCTACGAGCACGTATCGGCCGGCGGATACGCGCTGCCCGGCGTGTTCATCAACACGGCCGCCTGAGGGCTTGTCGTGGCCGACCTGGGAACGGGTGTCACCTATGCGCCGCGCACACCGGTCGCCGGTCTGACCGACAACGTCTACTACACGATGCCCAAGCAGGGCATCTACCTCGGTGTCGGCTGGTGGCCGTTCCTGGTCGTGCAAAGCCCCGCCGGTGCCACCGGCAGCAGCGTGTACTACACGCTGCGGGGTATCCCGGCCGGGGCGCGACTCGGGCAGGGCGCGATCCCGGCGTTCCGGGTGGAGCCGACCGTCGGACCCAACAGTGTCTACTACGGGCCCCGGATAACGAACTTGGGCAGCGGCCGGCGGTCGCTCAAGACACCGGTCTACCTGTCCGCCGCCCGGCCCGGCAGCGTCTTCTATACCAACACGATGACCCGCGCCTTCCTGTGGAACGGCACCCGGTGGGTGTCCGCCGACACCGTGACCGTCTGGAACGGCAGCCGGTGGGCGCCGCTGACCGAGTTCACCGCCTGGGCCGGCTCGCTCTGGGTCGGACCGTAGAGGGGGCTGCTGGTGCTGCTGACACTGCTGCTGCCGGCCGAGGTAACCCCCGGCGGCGCCCGGTTCGCCAACGCCCGGCTGACCGTGCACGTGAGGCTGGTCGCGGTCGCGCCGCTGCCGGTCCTGCCGGCCGGGCTCACCACCGCGGCGACTACCGGCCCGGCGGCCGGCGGCCGCGGGCCGCGGGCCGGCACGACCGATACCGGGCCCCGGGCCGCGGCAACGCCTGCGAAGGCCGGGCCGCGGGCGTCCACCGGACCCGACACCGGTACCACCGCCGTGTCCGAGGCGGCCGGTGCCGGCGCCGGCATCACCTGAACAACAAGCACGAGAAGGGGGTGGGGTTGTGGCCGAGGTGGGCATCGGGCAGGTCGCCACGCTGGTGTTGGACCGCTACGACGAGACCACGTCCGCGACGCTCGTGGTGTGGTCGCCGCCCGATCCGGTCGACGGGCTGCGCCGGCAGGTCCCGGCGGTCGCGGTCAGCTCCGACGGGCACAAGACGTGGACGGCTGTGGTCGACCCCTACGACGTCGGCGGCCTGTGGTACCAGGAGTGGACGGTCACCGGCACCGGCAAGGGCCGCATCGTCAACGAGGTCCCGGTCGCCCCCGACCGGATGGCTGTGCCCGACCAGTACTCGTACGCCACCAGCGCCGACCTGGCCGCCTACATGCGCGACGAGCCGCCGCCGGACTGCGAACGGATGCTCGCCGACGCGACTCGCGAGATCGACCTGATGCTGCTGACGGCCCGCTACTGCGTCGACGACCAGGGGTTCCCGTCCGACCCCGGCCAACGCCAGGCGGTCCGCGACGCGGTCTGCGAGCTCGTCGCCTGGTGGAACGACACCGGCGACCCGTCCGGTGCCCTGGACGTCTACTCGAGCCTGTCCGCCGGGTCGATCTCGATCGGCCGGGCGACCGGCCGGGTCGCCGCCGGGCAGGCCAAGAGCGCCTCCACCAGGATCAGCCCGCAGGTCGCCGGGATCCTGCGCGCCGCCGGCCTGAGCCAGCAACCCCCGGACACGTGGTGACCTCGTGATCGGGCGGGCCAGGACCAACGGCCGCAATCGGATGACCGGGCTGCCCGGGGTGCTGCTGACCGACGTCGTGACCGTCGAACCCTACCGGGACGTCGACTCCTGGGATACGGCGACGGCCGTGCGCTGCCTGGTCGACGAGACCCCGTCGGACCTGCTGACCAACACCGGCACGATCAGCGACGTCACCGTCCGGCTGTTCTGCCCCCCGGACACCGACATCCCGAAGGGCTCCAAGGTCACCCTGGCGGACGGCAGGTTGGGGTCGGTGCAGGCTGTCGCCGGCCGCGGGCTCACCAGCCTGTTCCCTGTCCCGAAGCACATCGAGGCCCATGTGCGGCTGGGCGTGTACGCGCCGACCCCGATCGGCGCGGTCACGGTCACGATCGTGCGGCGGCAGGTGACCGGCCGCGACCCGTACGGCAACGACGTCTACGGCGAGACCCGGTTCGACGTCGCCGGGGTCGCCGTCGGGCAGATCACCAGCCAGGACAGCCAGCAGCCCGGCAACTCCCGGGTCACCAGGCAGCGGACCGTCGTGTTCCCGCCCGGTACGAGTGTCAGCCCGCAGGATCGGCTGATCATCTTCGGTCAGCGGTGGGGCATCGACGGCGAACCCTCCGTCGTCGTCGAACCGGTTCTCGGGCTCACCGCCGGGATCGTCGTGCGCGCCGTCCGCACCACCGGCTGAAAGGAAGTGGGGGCGGATGCCCACACATACGACGATCTACCCCGGCGGGGTCCAGGCGATGCTGCGTGCCCCGTTCATGATCGAGGCGATGCGGGTCCGGGCGGCGCGGGTCAAGCAACGCGCCCAGGACCTGTCGCCTGTGCGTACCGGCCGCTATCGGGGGTCCTGGCACTACCGGTCCGGCCTGAACAACCAAGGCTATGCATCGGCGACCGTCTATAACAGTGTCTACTATGCCGGATATTTGGAGTTTGGCACGAGATATATGCATGCGCGGCGGGTGCTGGCCCGCGCGATCGCCCAGGTCCGCCGCTGAACCACCAACTCGAAGGGGGCTGTTTGCCGTGGACAGCAACGACACCGTGACCGTACAGGTCGCCTACTCGCCGTGCCTGGGCGAGATCGGCACCACGAAGGAGCTGCGCCGTGACGAGGCTGCTGTACTCGTTTCCCAGGGACGGGTCCGCTACGCCGATCGGGACGGAACCGGTACGACCGTGCCGGCCCCTCCGCATCCGAGTCCGCCGCCCGCCCCGCAGCCAGGGCCGCCGCCTGCCCCCAAGCCGGGACCAGCGCCCGGACCGCCCGCCGTTGTCGTGCCCGGGACCGGTCCGCGGCCGGCCCCCGAGCAGGCCCCCGCCGGTAGCCGGGCCGGCCGGCAGCAGCACGGGGCCGGCGAGTCGCTGAGCACGCCGTGACGGTCCTGCCGCTGACGACCACCGCCCGGATACCCGGCGGCCGCGGCGCCAAGACCGGCATTGCCGGGCCGGCCGCACTGGCCGCGGCCGCCGCCGCCGGGCCCGGCGGCGGCAGCGCCTGGGCGCCGCCGGCCGCGGCCTCCGACGCCGAGCTGCTCGCCGTCGAGCTGCTGCAGGCCGGCCTGCCGGTGCGGGTGGTGACCGAGCTGCCCGTCGAGATCGAGAACCACCTGCCGATCGTGCAGGTCGTCGAGACTCCCGGGGGCGGGCAGATCGTGCCTGCGCACGACACCGCCGTGATCGACTACGACGGCTATGCCGCCACCCGGGCGACCGCGAAACAGATCGCTGCCCAATGCCGGCAGATCCTGCTCGGCGCGGCCGGGCACATGTCCGCCGACGGGCAGATGTGGGTGAACCGGGTCGTCGAAATGCGCCGGCCGACCTTGCTGTATTACGACGACGCCTCCGACATCCGCCGCTTCGGCGGATCGGTACGGCTCAACATCCGCTACCGCTAAGCGCACTGCTCGAACTTCCTCGCCGCGCATCACCTCGCACCGGACCTCGGTGGCGGGGTTCTTCGTATGCCCACCGTTGGGAAGGACCCGCAGCGATGACCGCAGACCGCAACATGATCCTGGCCGGGATGAACGGCGGCGGTGCTGCCGGTACCGCCCTGGCACTGTTCGCCAACGTCGGCGCCACCATGCCCGCCGACGCGACCACCGACCCCACCGTGGGTGCCGGCGGCACGGCCTGGCACGACCCGGGATGGATCACCGAGGACGGCCTGACCCGGGCGGTGAACGTCGACACCAACGACGTCAAGGCCTACGGCTCGTCCGTGCCGGTACGCATCATCAAGACGTCGCGGACGACGACGTTCTCGATCAAGTTCCTCGAGTCGAACCCGGTCAGCCTGGCGATCTACCACGAGCTGCCGCTGGGCACGCCCGCACCCGGCGACCCGGGCATCACCGTGGACGACACCGACGGGTCGTTCGACTTCACCGAGGGTGCGGCCCGGTCGCAGTTGTACGCGGCGGTGTTCGACGTCGTCGACGGCAACAACCACGTGCGGGCGGTCGTGCCGACCCTGGAGGTCACCGGCCAGGAGGACTTCGCCGCGGCGCCGGGCGCGCCGCTGACCTACGGCGTGACCATGACCGCCTACCCGGGCTCCGACGGTGTCGCCATCCACTGGTTCTACGTCCTGGACGCCCTGGCCACCGGCCCGTAGCCGGGGGAAACCCCCCGGCGGGCGGGCCGGCGACCCTATCGTGAAAACCGGCCCGTTTTGAGGGGGAATGTATGGCATCGTCGCCTGCGCGGAAGACCACCGCCGCGAAACGCGCGCCGGCCCGGCGCGGACCGTCCGCCGCGCCGGCCGCGCCGGCCGAGCCGGTCGAGCTCGAACCCGACGACCAGGAATGGATCGCCCGGCACCAGGCTATCGCCAACGGCGAGGACACCCCGGCGGCGCAGGCCGAAGCCCTGCTCGAGGACCTGCCCGAAGGGGCCGTCGCCGTACCGCTGGGCCCGCACGGCGACCTGGTGCACGTCATCCCGCGCCGCAACTGGCGGTCGTCCGCGCTGACCTGCCTGCACGAAGGCAACCTGGACGGCTGGGCACAACTGTGCCTGCACGAGCCGGACTACAAGATCTGGATCGGCGTCGACCCCACGGTCGGCGAGGTCATGGACATGCTCGAGGTCTGGCAGAAGCTGACCGGCGAGGACCTGGGAAAAGCCGACGTACAGCGCGGCTCCTTGCGCAATGGCAGACGGAGGTAGAAGGCGACCTCGCCTTCCACTACGCGGGCCTGGACCTGCGCGACCTGTGGCGCCCGAACGGCGGCGCCTCGAGGCTCACGTGGCGCCGGCTGGGGGTGCTGATCGACCGGCTGCCGCCGGAGTCGGCGACCAAGACCGCCATCCGCGACAACCTCGGCCCCACCCCGCAACAACAGGACGACGACGGTGAGTGGGACGGCTACGGCTCGTACTCCAACACCGACATGCACCTCGGGATGATCGTCGACGAGCTGCGGTGGATCCGCTACGCCGTCTACCACGCCCAGGGCGGCAAGCCCGGTAAACCGCACCAGTACCCGCGCCCCGGGGTCGCCCCGCAGGCCCGCCGCCGGCTGTCGGCGGCCGGCCGCGACTTCCTGTCCACCATGCGGGCACGCCGCGCCGTACGGGCGCCCGAGCCGCCGCAGGTGCCGCCGCACATCGCCGCCGCCCGGGCCAAGCATCTGGGCCCGGCCGAACGCGCATGGCTGTACCGGCAGCTCCACAACCCCCAGCAACCGCCACCTGAATAGCACGCGCCGAAGGGGAGGGCACTGTGACCCAACCCGGAGGAGAAGAGCCGTTCGGCAAGGTCGAGGTCGACGTCGTCCCGAACGCGCGCGGGTTCGCCGCCGCCGTCAAACGTGACCTGGACACCGAGGCCACGGCGGCCGGGGAACAGCTCGGCCGGCGGATGGCCGCCCCGATCGGCCGGCAGGTGTCCTCGTCCGTGATCTCCGGCCTCAAGGGCGCCCAGCGCGACATCCCGGCACAGGCCGACAAGATGGGCCGCGACTTCGGCGACCGGTTCGGCCACACAATGGGCGACGGCATCAGCAAGGCACTCAAAGGCCTGCCGAAAATTACCCTCACCGCCGACTCCACCGACGTGGACAAGAAGGCCGCCCACATCCGCAAGGAACTGGAGGACCTGGGCGGCAAACGGATCGGCGTCGACATCTCCGCCGACGAGGCCGTCGCGAAACTGCAGCTGCTGCGCGGGCAGGCCTCGAGCCTGGCGCGGGAGATCGAGAAGCTCAAGACCGAACACCCCGACGTCAAGATCGACACCAACGCGGTCGCGGTCATGGCGCAGCTCACCGCCGTGCACGCCGAACTGCGGGGCCTGGCGAAAGAGCACGCCACCCCGAAGGTCGAGCCGCAGGTCGACGCCGGCGCGTTCGCCGCCCGGCTGCGTGCCGCGCTGGACGCCGCGAACAAGGCCCTGCCCGACATCCGCCCGGGTGTCGACGCGTCCCCGATCGACGAGGCGGTCGCCGCGATCAAGGTGAAGATCGCCTCGATCCGTGACCTGCACATCCGCGGGGACCTCGACGACACCGCGGCGAAGGCGAAGATCGCGGAACTGCTGGCCGAACTCGAGGTCCTCAAGCGTTCGGCGCACGCGAACTTGAAGTTCGACATCGGCGAGGCGCAGGCGAAGATCGCCGGCGTCAACGCCGAGCTGGAAGGCACCGCGGTGTCGGCCGGTGCGGCGGCCGGCGGGATGAAGCTGGTCGACTTCGCCGCGTCCGGGGCCGCGATCAAGATGGGGGCGATGGTCGCCGTCGGCGGCCTGATCGCCGCGCTGCTGGTCCCGGCGCTGGCCGCGGTCGTGCCGATCCTCGGGGCGATCGCCGTCGGCGCCGCCGTCGCATTCGGCGCCGCCGCGGTGCTGCTGGCCGGTATCGCCCCGATGGTTGCCGCCTACATGGCGATGGGCAAGGCGCAGACCAAGTCCGGGCAGGCCGCGCAGAAGTCCGTCCAGAGCGCCCAGGCGATAGCCGACGCGGAACGCAACTTGGCCCGCACCAAGGTCTCCGCGGCCCGGCAGATCGAGGCCGCCGACCAGTCCGTGGCCGACGCCCGCCGCAACGTCGGCGAGGTCGCCAAGCGGGTCGCCGCCGACGAGCAGGCCGCCGCCCAGCGCACCCGCGATGCGTACACCGCGGTGCGACAGGCGACCTTGGACGTCGCCGCCGCGCAGAAGGCCGTCAACGACGCCCGCGACCAGGCCCGCCGCGACGAGGAGGACCTTGCCTCCCAGATCGCGCACAACGCCGAGGACCAGCGGCAGAACGCCCTCGACCTGGCCGCGGCGCAGAAGGACCTCAACTCGGTCCTGGCGAATCCGGCCTCCACCAAGGCCCAGCGCGAGCAGGCCCAGCTCAACTACGACCGGCTCAGTACCCAGAACGGCGACCTGCAGACCCAGGCGCAACGGCTCGCGCAGGCCAAGGCCAAGCAGGACAAGCAGGGCATCGAGGGTTCCGACCTGGTCGTCGCCGCGAAGAAGGCCGAGCTCAAGGCGGAGCAGGATCTCGCCGACCGGCGCGCTGCCTACGCGAAGGCCCAGGCCGATCAGGTCACCGTCGCGCAGGACGGTGCGACCAAGATCGCCGACGCGCAGCGTGCCTTGGCCAAGTCCGAGTCGGATGCCGCCTACCAGCGGGTGCAGGCCGCCCAGTCGGTCGCCGACGCCCAACGCGCGGTCACCCGCGCCCAGCAACAGCAGAACACCGCGATCGCCGGCACCGGGTCGGCAGCCGACGACGCCGCGAAGAAACTCGCGAAGCTGTCACCGGCCGCCGCGTCGCTGGTCAAGTATTTGAAGGGCCTCGATCTGGGGCCGCTGCTGCGCGCCGCCCAGGGGTTCGCCGGCCCCCTGGAGGCGGGGCTGAAGCGGTTCCTGCCGACGATGCTGCCGATCCTCACGACGTTCGCCACGCAGGTGTCGGCCGCGATCGGCGGGGCGATGGGGTCGCTGCTGACCGAGTTCTCCTCCCCGTTCTGGCAGGACTTCCTGACATGGCTGGCCGGGATCACCGCCCAGGCCCTGCCCGGCTTCGCCAAGGCCCTCGGCTACGCGGCCCGGACCGTCGCCGGGCTGCTCGAGGCGTTCGGGCCGATCGCCGGCACCGTCGGGCAGGGCTTCCTGGACATCCTGCAGAAGGTCGCAATCTGGGCGACGAACCTCGGGCAGAGCAAGGGCTTCCACGACTTCCTCGCCTACGCCATGGCGCAGATCCCGAAGGTCGCCGCGCTGCTCAAAGCCATGTGGGGCGCGGTCAAGAACGTCATCGTCGCCCTGGCGCCGATCGGCGAATGGGCGCTCGGGTTCTTCACCAAGCTGTTCGACTACATCGCGGGCATGGACACCGGCACCCTGACCACGATCCTCGGGCTCCTCATCGCCGGCGCCGCCGCGATCGCCGGCCTCGCCAGCGTGGCGAAGGTCATCCAGACGGTGTCGAAGATCAGCAGCGCGTTCGGCCAGGTCGGCGACGGCATCAAGATAGTTCTCACGCGCCTGGGTTTGATGCCCGCCGCGCAGACGGCGGCGGCGATCGGCGCCGACACCCTGGCTGTGTCCCAGGGCGCGGCGGCCGTCGCAACCGACGAGCTCGCCGTTTCCGAGGGTGTCGCCGCGGTCGGCGCCGACGGCCTGGCCGCCTCCGAGGGGGTTGCCGAGGCCGCTACGGTCGGCCTGACCGGGGCCCTGGCCGTTCTGACCTCCCCGATCACCGGGATCATCGTGGCGATCGTGGCGGTCGTCGCGGCGATCGTGATCCTCTACAAGAAGAACCAGTGGTTCCACGACTTCGTCGACCGCACATGGAAGGCAATAGCCGGGTTCTTCGTCACCGCCTGGAACCAGTACATCTGGCCTGCGCTCAAGGCCATCGGGGACTTCATCACCGGCACTTTGGTGCCGATCCTGCTGTGGCTGTGGCGCAACGTCTTCATCCCTGTGTTCCAGGGCATTTGGACGGTGATCCAGCTCTGGTGGGCCGGCGTGCAGATCTACCTCCAGCTTGTCTGGGCGTTCATCACCACGGTCCTGGCGCCGATCTTCCTGTGGCTGTGGCACAACGTGATCGAGCCCGCGTTCGCGGGGATCTGGGCGGCGATCCAGGTGGCCTGGACGGTGATCCAGGTCGTGTTCCAGGCGATCTGGACGTTCATCACCACCGTGCTCGCGCCGATCTTCGAGTGGCTGTGGCACAACGTGATCGAGCCGGCCTGGCAGGGCATCCAGGTCGCGATCGGTATCGCCTGGGGAATCATCCGCGTCATCTTCGGGATCTTCGTGATCGCGGTCGTCGTCCTCGGCCGTATTTTCGGCTGGCTGTGGCACACGATCATCGAGCCCGCGTTCAAAGGGATCTGGGGCACCATTCAATGGGCGTGGGGGTTGATATCCGGTATCTTCTCTACAATTTGGACGTACCTGAAGACTACGCTCGGGCCGGTCTTCACCTGGCTCTACGAAAATGCGATCAAACCGGCCTGGGACAAAATCTGGACGACGATCAACACCGTCTGGGGCTGGATACAAGGCGTATTCGACAAACTCGGAAACTACGTTTCCAAAACAGTGAAACCGCTTTTCGAAGACGGCGTAAAAGCAATCGGCAAAGTGTGGGAGGGCCTCGAGGAATTGATGAAGGCCCCGGTCAGGTTCGTCGTGAACACCGTCATCGACGACGGCATCATCGACACCCTGAACAAGGTCGCCGGATTCCTGAAGATCACCGGCTTCGGGTTCCCGATCCCCCGCATCAGCCTGCCCAAGACGTTCGCCACCGGCGGCCCGGTGCACGGCCCCGGCACGAGCACCAGCGACAGCATCCTGGCCCGGCTCTCCGACGACGAGCACGTGTGGACGGCTGCGGAGGTCGCCGCGATCGGCGGCCACGAGAACATGCTCAAGCTGCGCCGCGCCGCCCTGGCAGGCCGGCTGTCGGAGCTCGCCGGGTTCGCCGCCGGCGGCGCCGTCCGTGCACGCCCGCGCACCGGTGCGGACGGGTTGCCCGCCTACAAGGACGGCGGCGGGGTGTTCGGCTGGATCGGCAACAAGATCAAAGGTGTCGCCGGTGTCGTCGCCGATTTCGCGAAGGCCGCCTTCGACGCGGTCCGCGACCCGAAGAAATTCCTCACCGATCTGTCGAACAAACTCGTGGCGCAGATCCCGTTCCAGGACAGCACCTGGTTCAAACTTATGGCCGGGATCCCGCAGCGGATTACCGACACCGCCGTCGGATGGCTCAAGAACGTGGTCGGCGGCTACAAGAGCACACCCGGCGACACGAAACCGTGGACCGGTACCCTGTCGCCCGATCCGCTGCTCAAATCGATGCAGCAATGGGCGCTCGGGCAGCAGGGGAAAACATATCTGTGGACCGCTGTCGGGCCCGACCGGTACGACTGCTCCGGCCTGGTCGGCAATCTCTGGGGTCTGGCCACCGGCAACAGTCTCTACAAGCGGTATTTCACCACCTCCGGCATGGGTGCCGGGAAATTCGGAATGGCGGCCGGGCCGGGCCGGTTCACCGTCTACCTCAAGCGCGGCTCGCACACGGCGGCCAACATCGACGGTCTGCACGCCGAGGCCTACCACGGCAACGGCACCCCGCTGGCGATCGGGCACGTGGGGACCAAGCTGTCGTACTACGACGAGATCCTGCACCTGCCCGGCCTCGCCGCCGGCGGCCCGGCCCGCGGCTCGACGATCCTGGACGCCTCCAAGGATGAACGGCTCAAGGCGTTCCTTGCCTACGGGTGGCCGGAGCCGCCGATGTCGTTCGACGCGGGCGGGCTGCTGCCCGACACCCGTGGCCTGCCCGGCGGTGTCATGCCCGTCTACCACGGCTCGAGCGCCCCGGATGCGGTGCTGACCGACCAGCAGTTCACCGACATGCACGCCCTCGCCCGGCAAGCCGGCGCGGGTGCCCGGGGCGGGCTGAACATCGAGAACTACCACGAGCACGGCGCCGACGCGGCCGTCGTGGCCCGGGACCTGGACTGGCTGGCGAGGGGGCTCGGCTGATGGCTGCCGGAGATCTGGTCGTGCCCGCCGGGCAGTGGCACCTCGAATGGGACGGCATGCTGCTGGGCTGGCCCGGCTCGGCGTGGACGCTGACCGACCTGTCCGGCTGGCTGACCCTGCCCGACTCGATCAACACGAACATCAACCGGGAGGGCCGCTGGGGCTCGATCGCCGGGCTGCAGACCTTCGGCACCCGTACCGTCGAGGCCACGTTCACCTACACCGACTACGGCGACATCGACACCCTCGAGCCTTTGCGGCGGGCGTTGACACCGGTCGAGGACCCGCAGGAGCAGCCCCTGGTCGTGTGGGCCGGCACCGCGAACCCGGAGATCGTGTACGCCCGGATCGACAAGGCCGCGATCCCGTCGCCGCGCGAGTTCAGCATGGGCCTGCACACCGTCACCGTGTCGTGGCTGGCCACCGACCCGCGCCGCTACAGCCTCGACGAGCAGCAGGTGCAGGTGGCGTTGCCGTACAAGGACCCCGCGGCCGGGCTGCACTTCCCGCTGCACTTCGACACCCTGCCACCCTCGGGCGCGGGCCTGGAGTTCGGCACCGCCCGCGGCGGCGGCACCGGCATCGTCGACAACGACGGCCCGCTGCCGGTCTGGCCGACGTTCACCATCACCGGCCCCGTCGACTCCCCCGCCGTCTCGCTGGTCGGCGGCACCGGCGCCCTGGCCACCGCGGCCGGGTTCAGCATCCCGGCCGGGCAGGCACTGCTGCTGGACACCGCCAACTTCTACCCGGCCCAGGGCAATGCCGGTACCGACCCGGACACCGATCCGTCGTGGATCGGCCGCAACGACAAGCTGACCGTCCGCAACTGGTTCCCGCTGCCGCCGGGCCGCTCGGCCGTGCTGTTCACCTCCATGGGGGTCAACCCGGACGCGGTACTGACCATCGCCTGGCGCAGCGCCGCACTGCTATGACCGACCGACGAAGAAGGGGGCGTTGAGCGATGGCGATCCGATCGTCGTGGGCCGTGAACGACAACATCGACGTCGAAGAGGCGCGGATGGCGATCGCGTTGCTGCTGACGCCCGGCATGCGCGATACCGCGACCTACCTCGACCAGCCGCATACCCGGTCCGGGTTCAAGCCCGGGTTCAACACCGACCCCGGCAGGGTCACCGCTGTCAGCACGACCAGCCTGTCCGTCGCCCCCTTGCAATACGTGATGCCGGCGCAACGCTCGGCCAACGGCGGCGCGTACCTGATCACCTCCGACACGGCCCTGACCTTGCTGCCGATGGGCACGGACGGGCAGATTCCCGACGGCACCTACTCGCGTATCGACCGGGTCATCCTGCAACAGAACGACCAGTTCTACGGCGACGGCGACTCGGATGCGCATATCCGCATCGTCGTGGGTACCCCTTCGGCGACACCGGCTGTTCCGACGGTGACCGGTTCCCCGGCGTGGGTCGAGCTGGCCCGGTACACGCTGCCGGCCAACGCCAACGACATGACGAAGGTGACCATCACCGACATGCGCTCGACCGACCGGTGGACCGTCGCTGCCGGCGGGAGCCTGCCCGTTCCCACCACCACCGCCCGGAACCTGCTCAACGGCAAGGCCTGGCCCGGCATGACCGTCTACAACCAGCAGACCCAACGCCTGGAAACGTTCGTGTCCGGTACGACCTGGACCCAGGCGGCCCCGCAGGTCACGCTGGGCACTATTCAGATGTCGGTGAACTACTACGAGTCCGCGGGCAACAGCACCTGGACTGTGCCGTCGGGCCTGGAATGGCTGCGGGTGATGATGGTCGGCGGCGGAGGCGGCGGAGGCGGCGCCAATGCCGGGTCCGCCGGTGTCGGTCAGGCCGGCGGCGGCGGCGGCGGCTGCTATGCGGAGGGCTGGTTCTCCGGGAAGCTGTTCACCGCCGGCGCGAACGTCTCCCTCAAGGTCGGTGCGGGCGGCGCCGGGGGCGTAAACAACGGTACGGGCGGCGTCGGAGGTATCACGTCGTTCGGATCGTCCGGCGAATGGTGGTATACGGTCTGCCAGGGCGGCGGCGGCGGCGGCGGGGCAACCGCGAGCAACACCCCCGCCTCCGCCACCTTCGGCGTGGGCGGGGATATCACCTCGTACGCCGCGAACTTCATCGCCATCCCCGGCGAGGACGGGCAGCACGGGCGAACCATATACAGCGGCACAACCACTGCTGTGACCTACATCTTCATGGGCGATGGTGGAGCCTCCCACGTGGGTGCGGGCGGCCGGGCCGGCGACACCTACGGCGGTCTCGCGCACGACGGCGGGTACTTCGGGGGCGGCGGCGGCGGCGGCATCTCCAACAACACCTACTGGCAGGACGGCGGCGACGGCGCCGTCGGCATGATCCGCCTCATCGCCTGCATCCGGCAGTAGAGGGGCCTCCCGGATGGCGCAGTGGACGTACCTGCTGGCCGAC